CTACTTCAAGAGACGACCAGCTGGATTATCCTCTGCCGCCCCCGTCTGAAAGTACCCAATCACACTTGCCACGGATCGGTGTTCCGTCATCGCCATCACTGCCGGCAGCGGCACTCCTTGCTTCCACGCCTCGGTCACAAACCCCGACCTTAAGCTGTGGGCTCCAAAATCCCCCTCCAGCCCCGCCATTCTGGCACGACGCTTCACGATCGACGCCACCGAACCAGGGAGGAGGGCAGGGCCTACCCGATCCTTCCATATTCGGCGAAAGATCGCCCCCTCCTGGATCACCGCCGCCGCAAGCCATGCGGCGAGCGCTTCTGCACTGCGCCCCAAAATGGGCTTGTCCGGCGTCGAATCCGCCTTGACCCCCGCCTGCTGGGTCTTGGAGTACTCCAGTCGGTAGATGTAGCCGTCCTCACCGACCCTGCGCAGGTCCCGCATATCCGCGGCCGCGATTTCACTGCGCCGGCGCCCGCCGCTGGCAAAGCCGAAGCAGAGCAGGGCGCGGTCGCGTAGACCCTCCAGGGTGTCATCGCAGGTGGCCAGCATGGCCTCGAGCTCGGCACGGGTAATGGCGGTCTTCTTGGTGGGCCGCTCCCCCCGTTTCACCGCGGCACGTCGGGCGCGACTGAGCAAGGTGCGGACACTAGGCAACTCGCAAGGATTGGCCAGCCGCTTGAGCTTGTGGGCGGTGGACAGCACGGCCACGCGCTGGACCACGGTCGACAGCTTCAACGGCCCGATCCTAGCCTTGAGCCCTGCGGCCACGAGCGCCTGGTCTAGCGCCGACGGCAGCTCGCTGACCAGTTCGGCCTTGCTCATGCGCTGGATATGGTCAACCAGGAACTGGATCACCACAGCCTCGCTGACCGGCAGCGCTAGCTCGATCCCGTAGCGTCCCTGGTGCCAGCCGGCCCAGTAGCGCAGGGCAGTGGCATAGCTACGGGTAGTGTTGGCCGCAGCCGCTTCGGCCAGCAGTTCACGCACCGCCTCGGCGGCTTGCTGGGCCAGTTGCTCTGGCAAAACCAAGTGCGTGACGGTCGCCGGCAAGATCGACGATGTGGAATTTAGATTCATAGTATGTAATGTACGCTATGAAAAGAACCATCTACTATCGATAATCATCACTTATCGTGAGTACGTTATCAGCAGAGTAGGGTGCCAGTACAAGAGACTTCGCATGGCCCGCGGCATCACTGAAACTGACGTCCATACCGCCGCCGACGAGTTGGTCGCCAAGGGCGAACGCCCAACCGTAGAACGGATCCGGGCTCACCTCGGGACAGGCTCGCCGAACACCGTGACCCGCTGGCTGGAGACGTGGTGGAACCGACTTGGCACGCGCCTGCAGCCAGCGCGTCAGGACCTAGAAGATGCACCGGCGGTGTTGGCGCAACTCGCCGGACAATGGTGGGAGCTAGCGTTGAGTCATGCCCGGGAGGCCGCCCATCGAGAGCTTGCAGAGGCTGAGCAGTTGCTGGCCGCCCGGCGTGATGCACTGGAGGCTAAGTCCCGATTTGTAGCTGACGAGCTGACGCAAATGCGCTCAGAGCGCGACGATGCTCTCACAGGAGAGAGAATTGCCGCTACGCAAGCTACAGAGCTCCAGCACTTAGTCGACCAACTCCGTATGCAGATCTCAGAGCTCACAGAGCAACGGGACACCGCGCTTCGGAGAGCCGACCGAAGTGAGGCAGCGAGACAGCAACTCGACGTCCGGCTTCAGGAGACCCTAGAGACGGCGAAATCTGAGAGGGAGGACTGGACCGAGTACGTCAGATCTGTCGAGAATCGGGCGCTCAGCGATGTTGATCGTGCCCGCCAGGAGGTGAAGGAACTCCAGGCGCAGCTAAGCAAGGCATCCGAACAACACAGGGCCCTTGAGAAGCAGCCTTTGGCCAGCGGAAGCATCATGAAATGATGTGCAAGTAGCAGCCATGCCCGGCCCGATGACGCGTTTGCGTCAGGATATCCAGGCCGCCCAATCAGCGGCCGCCACAGCCAGTCAGTCTGCCGATATCCTGCGCGGCAGATGTGACGCGCTAGAGGGGCAACTTTCAGGGCTTCGAGATTTGCCAGCTCAGCTGGAGGTGGCGCTCAAGCGATCCAAAGAAGTTCGTCCGCCTGCGGCTCGCAGACGCCCAAAACAATAGCGCTGTGCCGCGCTCCTAGTAGCTGACACGCAAAAGAACGGGGCGGCTTCATTTGCCCCGGAGGCCAGTCCGCTGACTCCGCGCAAGGCGCGTTCTGCGAGCTAGCCAAGCAGCCCAACAGACGAATGAGACCGCAAATCCGACGATTGCCATGGCAACCAGCATGATCTCTCGATCAGTTTCGTTCATTGGGGGATTCTCGGAAGTTGAGCCTTAGCGTGTATGCCATGGTACCTGACGCTTCGGAGTGCAAGTGCGGGCGCGATGGCTGCATTCGAAAATATTCAAGGACAGCCTCAGCTTGATCCCCGAAGTGCAGACAGCATGGCTGCATGCTGCGCTAGAGCACCCGGGCATGCAAGATCCGCGCTGGAGCGTGACAAAAGGGAAGCTAGCTGTACGGGCTTCCCACGAACTTGAGGTGAATCCTCAGTGGTGATCAAGGGTGGAAACATCTGCAATACAGCAACTAAGGCGCAAAAATCTCTGCTCTCGATCAGCGTCCACCCAGAATGTCTGCCTGGACACCCAGAATCTCTGCTTCAGCGCGGCAGAAATGTCTGTCAACGAACACTAGTAACACCTTTACATGGCGCTAGGTAACAGATTTACCTGCTTCGCCAGCAGGCAAGAGCCGAGCCAGAGGCCCGGCCATTGCCATGCGGAGCCGACAAAGGCCCAGATTTGACGGATACGACATTTCGCATAATGTATATTATGTTCGCAGAGTCAGGGCGTGGCTGGCACGCATCTTGCCTCGGCCCTTGGCCCCGCTTGGGCATGGAGCCTGACTGTGCGTGACCGCAACCTAACCGGCCCTTGGGCCGGTTTTGCATTTAAGCGTGGCCGACTGGTCACCCCCGAGGGCCGCGAACTGGAGCCGCAAGACCTTGCCTGGCTCGCGCTCACTGCCGCGCAAGCGCAGGAATGGCGCCGGATGATGGAGAGCGGCCGCGCGATCGGCAAGCCCCGGAAACCCTTGTCCTTCAACGCCGCCAGCGTGGTGAACCTCTCCGATGCCTTGGCGATGCGGCGGAAAAAGCGGTCGCCGCTGGTGATGACTGGCCCCGACGCCGAACCACCTACAGCAATCCTGCCGCCACCGGGGCCGAGACCGCGCCAGCGCGTGTGAGGCGTTCGCCGTAGGGGCGCTGCCCCTACACCCCGGCTACAATGCGCGCAGGACGCCTTGGGGGCCGTATGGAACGCGAACGACACGAACCGACCTTCGGAAAGCCGGACCTGCACGACATCCATTTTCGCAACGACCGATCACGACCGATCCGGCAAAGCGAGCCGGCATCACCATGGATTTACATTGGGGTTGGGGCCGCATTGCTGATCGCGATTGCGATGGGCCTTATCGAGTGGAATGCCCGCCGCCAGGCCGCTGCCATGACGCGTGAAATGATGCGCCCGGCAACACCTGCCGAACAGGCGGAATTGAACAAGCAGGTTGCGGAATGGCAGCGAAAATTCAATGAAGAAAGCGCTGATGAAGACGCTCGCTTGCGGCGCTCTATATGGGCAAATGATGCACAAGTCGCCCCTGCCCCTCGACCGCTGAATCGCGATGAGCGCTGCATTGACGGGCGGAGGTTCCAGCGCATCGACGGCGGTTGGCGAGACCGTCCAAATGACCCATGCTGAAGCGCTATCAGTCCTTGATGCGAGCCTGAGAGCGCGCGAATGCCCGATCCATCCATCGGGCAATCCAGTAATGCAGGTCGAAGTATCGGCGCAGGCTCATGGCACCAGTATAAGCACGATCAGGCCAAGGCACGCCAGATGCCCCACGTAGTAACCGTAGAAGGCCCAGCGGCCACGCGGTACCGGGGCCGAGACCGAGGCCAGTACCAAGGCCACAGGGATGGCAGCCAGCGCCCACAGGTTGCCGTTAAACCAGCAAAGCCCGGCGAACGCAGGCAGCAACGGCCAGAACTGGCGCGACTTGAACGCACCCCACGCCAGAAGCACGAACCCTACCCCGGCCCACTGGTAATCCACGAACAGTGGAAGCACCGCCGCGGCGAACACCAGGACGCCCCATCTGCGCAGGCCAATGGCGTAGACAGCAACAGCACACAGGGTGAAGGTGAGCAGGATGTTCAGCGGCAACCAGTACCCGAACACCCACGCATGCACAGGCTGAGCGATCAAGCCCCACAGGCCGAGCCTGCGGATTGCCTTGGCTAGGTCAGCGCCGGGCTGAGCGAGGTTGTAGGCCATCACCAGCGCGAACAACGGAAACGCCGCCCTACCCGCCTCGCTGAGTCCTGGCACGTATCCGCCATAGATGACCTTGGCGACGTGATCCCCGGTCATCAGCAACACGGCCAGCCACTTCAACAGCTCGCGCCCGCTGCTGGTCATCACATATCCCGCGTCGTGGGCGGAAGCACGGAGCCGTTCTCGTACGGAGCCGACTCGGGGAACGTGCCAAGCGCACGCGTTTGCTTCTGGATCACGCTCCCGGCCACGCCGCCGGGTGGCGATGCTACCGCGTCCGCAGGACGGTCCATGCGCTCGCTGCGCCGATCTTCGGAGCGTTCGCGATAGGGGTTATATACAGGCCCATTCCTCGCCAGTGTGCGGCATTCCGGCTCGCTCAGATCATAGGTAGTCCCCTGCTCCGTCAGGCAACGACAGCCGCCCTCCTGCCGAACCCCTTGCGCATCCAGCCCTTCAAGCGACGACATACACGTCAGTTGCGGATCGGACCGCGCCTGACGCTCATCGAATACCGGCGCAGTCCAGGGCATGGTGCTGATGCGCGGCAGGTGGTCCTTTGCATAGGCAGCGGCTGAGGGCCAGCGCGGCGCACCGTCCTTGCGCCCCCCGGACGACGCGAGCGCAGGGGTCGCATCGGCTGACGCCGATTGCGCCCCCTTTGTGTCCGCCACACCGGCAACAGCGGCCGGCCGAAGCAACGTGTACGCCCAATAGGCGAGGCCGAGGCCAACGAGCGCCATCAGCGGCAGCGCCAGCACCTTGAGCGGAATGCGCGCCTTGATCGTGTGGACCTCAGCGGACTTGTACTGCCCGAACACCTGAGACGGCAGCAGCCGCGTAGTGCGCTGCGCCATGTCCCGCTTCGCCAGCGACTTGATTTCCTCGTTCAGTTCGCCCCAGCGGTACACGTCGAGCATTTTCGTGCCGAAACGGCGCACGACGTGCGAGTGTGAGCCGATGAGGCCCCGCACGAACGGATACAGCTGGTTCGGCTGCTGTGTGGTCCACACGAAGTCCAGGCCGCGATGACGATGCTCGGCAAGTTCGAGCACATGGCGAGGGGTCTGCTGCCGCGTTGCATCGTGGAGGTGGCCGAACCACTTCCACGCTTCGTCGACGAAGATCAACGAGCCATTCGGCACGATGTAATTGCCGTCTTCGTCCTTGTCGTTCCAGCGCCGAACGTCGTCCAGCACGGTGGCAAGGCCCGGCTCCAGACCATCAATTCCTGCCGCATACAGGGGCCGAGTCGCAGCTTTCGCTTCTGCCGAAAGGCGCTCCATCATGAGCGCCGTCTTTCCGTTGCCGGGCTGGCCGGTGAACAACTCAATAGGCATGTCAGGTCCGCTTCGTGAGGAACGTCTTCGCCGCGCCCACTGCGAACTTCGCGCTCACCGCAGAGGCAATCATCGTGCACGCCACATCGAACTTCATCATCCCGGCGTAGGCGATCACCAGCGCGCCCCACTCGCCGCCCGGCGCGCCCGCGCGCATCGCCTGTTCCATCTGGTCGATCCACGGCTGGACAAGGAACTCATTCGTCGCCCAGGAGATTCCAAGCCACGCCATCGCCTCCACGACCCACGGCCCCCACTTGGACCGGAAGAGCGCAGCGAGCGCGGTCAACAGCGTGCTAATCAGCATTGGCATGGTCAGGCATCCTTACTGGCGATGATGCGGAGCGAGAACAGCGCAGCGAGGCCCATGACGAAGTAACCGCCAAGGCCCAGCCATGTACACAGCGGCGCTGTGTTGAACTGGATGGACTGCCCCATTACCTCGATTGCAGGCGGCTGCGGACAGTTGCCGCCCCAGCCATAACCGCCCGTGTTCGGTCGCACTGGCTGCCCGCTCTTCGGAGACCATGCATCCGAGCCGGGTCGGTCAGGTGCGGTGGTGACCGTTCCCCCGGTACCGGTAAGGGCGTCACGAATCGCCTTGACGTCTGCGCCGTCGCCGCCACCGTTCCCATTGCCGTTTGCCATCTTCTCCAGAGCGCATGCGGAGCGCCACTGCATCAGGAGGCCCGCATACTCCATCGCATCACATTTCTCGCCCGTGCAGATCGGCATCGTGTTGCACGCACCGCCAGCGATGTTGCGGTTCTTCCGCGTGTTGCATTCGATGCGCCACTGAATCCGCGCCTGACCACACATGATGGGCGAGCCACTGCACGACGGAGGAGAATTGCAGTCATCGCCTCCTGAGAACGAGTCCTTATCGCCCGGCTCGTCCGGCTTTCCGTCGTCGTCAGCGTCCTTCTTACACGTTCCGTCAGGTCCCCGCACCTCGCCCTTGGCGCACTGGCCGTCACCGGGAAGGCACTTTCCATCTGGCGAGCGCACCTGCCCCGCCGGGCATTCGTTGTCCTTCTTCTTGCAGGTTCCATCCGGGTTCTGCGCCATGCCTTCCGGACATGGCTCAGGCTCGCACTTGCCCAGCGAATTTGCCTTGCCAGTAGGACACTCGGGCTTTTGCGGCTCGCAAACTCCGATCTGCCGGTTGTAGTACGAGCCGGTGTCCTTCTTCGCGCAGTCTTCGTCGCTGTCGTAATCATCAGCAGTGCAAGTGCCGCCGGTCGGTGTTCCATTGACGGTTCCATCCGGATTGTGGAACCACGCCATATTGCAGCCGAGGTCGCAGGACGTTGAACCAGAGCGTGGCTTGTACTGGCTGCCAGGAAACGCGCCGTTGTAGTCAGGGCGTGCATCGCAAGTGCTGCCATAGTAGAAGTGCATTCCCGTGGCGGTCGGACGGCACGGAAACTCCTGATACGTGTACATCGAGCACTTGAAAAGCCGGTTGCCCGCGAAACTTCCGCGCGTGCATCGATCGACGATGCGCCCGCCTCCGATTTGCTTGATGTAGGCGTCTGTCGCCGCCGCAGCTGCCATGCATTGCTGATAGGCAATGCCCTCATTGCAGACGTTATATGCTTCGCAGCTATAGGCTGCGCTTGCGCGCGGAATCGCTGCGCCGCCGCCGACATAGGTAGTCGCAAGGATTGCGACAAACGCCAGCGCGTTGATGATCCGAACGAGCGCCGAGCGCATCAGTTGAGATCCACGAAGATGATTGCGCAGGCAACCAGCCATGCGCCAAGCCAGATCCACCCTTCCATATCTCGCCCCCTGCCCTGTCCAGGCATCAAAAGACCGGGGGGAGGGAGTCGGCCCTGCCCCCCGGCTGCCGTTACATCGCGCGGCGCACCCACTTGTAGACCTTGATGCCGACCAGCACGGTCAGCACGGCACCACCGATGGCGGCGATGGGAGCGGCGGCGCCCTGAATCGCGGTCACCACGTTGCCCACGTCGACGCCACCACCGCC